TTCCCGCAACTCCATAAAATTCACAAGCTTCTCCAGTAGAAACCCACTTTCCATTCATAATTAACTTAATTAATATTCCTTTAAGTTAATGATGTGTAAGTAAAGGGGAACAGTTGGTAACCTTTCTCATATTTTAGAATAATGTATTAAAATAAATCGCGCGAATAATCGAGATCATCCTTCACACATGGTACATGATTCTTTATTGTCCAAAGAACATACTAAAGCTTCTTGCTGTTCTACCTTCTTAGATACTGTGATTTTTTCTGCAGTAGATGACGGTAAAGAGCGCACGTAGTAGCTCCCCGTCTTCAAACCAAGCTTCCAACCGTGAAAATGTGCGCTGCTAAGCTTAGCAGTTGTTGGAATAGCCATAAAAAGGTTTAAAGATTGTGAATGGTCAATAAATGGAGCTCTATCAGCCGACATTGTGATGGTCTCCTTCTGTGATGTTTCCCATGTAGTCTTATACAGCAACTTTAAATCATCTGGGATACTATTGATTTTTTGAACACTACCATTGTCTGATATAATTTGATCTTTCATATCACTTGACCATAGACCTATTTTCTTTAGGTCTTCTACAAGATACTTGTTTACTATCATAAAATTACCCGCTACAATTGTTCTTGTAAAGATATTAGTAGTAATTGTTTCAAAACTTGATGTATTCCCCATTATATTTGCAGTGCTTGCTGTAGGAGGAAGAGCAGTCAACATAGAATTTCTAAGTCCATATTTTTTTACATTATTTCTTAATTTCTCCCAGTCGTAGTTGAGTTTTCCTTCGTCCAGTCCCCACATATTGTGTTGAAACATTCCTTTACTTGAAGGACTACCTTCAAAACTTGAATATTTGCCATCAATTTGTGCCAATTCACAAGAAGCTTCTAAACAGTTATACTGGATACATTCAAATATCTTTTTGTTTAAAATCTTTGCTTCTGAGCTCGTGAAAGGAAGTCTCAATTTAATAAAAGCATCATACAATCCCTGTACCCCCACGATAATTGGTCTATGTGCCAAATTACTTTTTTCAGTTTCTGGTGTAGGGTAATAATTTATATCAATAATTTTATTTAAATTTACAGTAGCAATTTTTGAAAGTTTACCAAGCAATTCAAAATCAAACTTTCCATTATTAACACAATTACCAAGAGAAATAGTAGAAATGTTACAAACAGCGTATTCATCATTTGTATGGTACAAAAGTACTTCAACGCAAAGGTTACTTGAACTAATTGTTCCAAGATTTTCTTGATTTGATTTTTTATTTACAGCGTCTTTATAACACATGTAAGGTAATCCAGTTTCAATTTGGGATACCAATATTTGATCCCAAATCTTTCGCGCCTTTAACTTTTTACGATACATGCCTTTTTCTACATAACTCAGATATAGTTCTTCGTAAGCATCTCCATATGCGTCAACTAAACCTGGGCATTCATCAGGACACATCAAATACCAATCTTTATCTCCTTCTACGTATTTCATAAAAAGATCTGAAATCCATAACCCATAGAAAAGGTCTCGTGCTCTTAAATTTACATCTCCAGTGTTCTTTTTCATTTCAAGAAAAATTTCAATATCAGCGTGATGAGGTTCTAAAAATACTGCAATACTTCCTTTCCGTTGCCCTTGGTTGATATATCTTGAAATTTCATTATACACCTTTAACATTGGCATAATACCATCGCTTCTATTGTTGGTCCCTCTTATGATACTACCTTCTGAACGAATTCTACTACAAGTTATCCCTATACCTCCACCGTGTTTAGAAATTTGAGCAACCTTTCCCATTGTATTGAAGATACCACCCACACTATCTTCAGAGTCTAAGAGGTAACAAGAACTGCACTGTTCGTGAAGAGTACCAGCATTGAAGAGAGTTGGAGACGCATGAATAAAATTTTTTAAACTTAGATGTTCATATGTTTCAATAACTTTTGGTAAATCGTTCTTGTGTAATGCTACTGCTACTCTCATCCACATGTATTGCGGTCTTTCTACTACAGTTTTAGTGTCTTTTTTAAGAACTTTTAAAAGATATCCTTTTTCAAGAGTAGAGAACCCAAAAAAGTCAAAAAGATAGTCTCGTGAATCAACAATGTTTTTATCTAAAATTTCAGAATTAGTTTTTACGATTTTAGCAAATTCCCCGTTTACTACGTTTTCTGATGCTAGAATTTTAACAGCTTCTGAAAATTTCTTAGGCGTAGATTTATGAAGATTACTAATAGCAATTCTTGATGCTAATTCACCATATCCTGGGTTATCAGCGCTCATAGCAGTACAAATATCTGCTGTTAAAACGTCCAATTGTTTTGAAGTTATACCGTCTACAATTTCTCTTATAACTTTTTGACTGATGATATCACAGTCAACATCTTCAATTGTACCGAGATTTTTATCATTTGCTAAATTTTTAATTCTGCGTAATACCTTGTCAAAAGACAGAGCTTCAAACTTTCCATTTCTTTTTTGAATTCTCATTATATTATATATATAAAAAGATTTCTTTAAATATCGCGAATTTATTTTCTTCCATGAACGCTTAAAGTCGCTAATTGATCAGCTTGGTCATTTCCATACCAGTTTTGCCATTCCTCTGATGATTTATCTTGTGGTTCTTTCTTGTGACCTCTCACATGTTTAAAATAAACATTATTGAATTTTCCTTTTTCCTGTAGGATTTTTCTAATTATTTCTTTGTTTTTTACTGGTGTTCCTCCTGCTGTAATCCAGTTATTTTTAGTCCAAGATTGGTACCATAACGTTACAGAATTTAAACAATACATAGAATCTGTATGTATCAGGAGATCAACAGACTTGTCTTGGACGTGGACCATTGCTACAAGAATACCTAAAAGTTCTCCTACATTGTTAGAATGGCCTTCTAATTCTACTCCACATTTATCCGCTGCTTCTTGGGAACTAAGAGACAAACGTTCATCGGTATCTACTATATATACACCACACCCACTAAGACAATGAGGTTTTCCATTACTAGAAGAACTTCCATCAGTGAAAACTTTTATAACTGTGTTCATTAATAGTTATAAAAAAGTATTCTTTAACTTTACTTTTTCTTAAAATATAATTGATCATAAGACCTTGCTTTTTGTTTTTTAGTTTCAACCCTTACTCCATATGATTCTAAAAGATTACTTAGAGATTTTAAGAAGGATTTTTGATCTTTTACAGTAGGAGTAAGAGAAGATTTTCTGAAATATGAAAGTTTTACAGTAGGTGCAAGAGAAGGTCTAGCAGGAGTTAATGAAGATTTACGAGGATTTGGCATATTTATACTACATCATTAGAAAAAAATTTAAAAAAAACAGATTAGCTTTTAATTTTGTAAACAACTCCTATACCTGGTTCTACATCTTTTACATACCCAGTGTATGTATTGTAATTAGAGTCGTATAAATTTTCAGAGTTTATCTCACCATAGTATGGTAACTCATGGTACCCACTATAGTCTCTGTTTTCTTGGTATAGGTGATCATCTTCTTCGTCGCTATCTAAATAAGAGTCATCATAGTTATAAAATCTATAAAAACTTGTTTTTTTTATGAAAGAAAATACTCCACCCATTGTTATAACTTTTTAAAAAAAATTAAAATATATCACTATAATTTTTCAAGAATATTTTTATTTTTTCAATAATTAAATCTATTTTTGAAGAACTAACCTCATCATTTTTATACGTATTCTTAAGATTTTCAAGACCTTGTATCACCATATCCATAGCAGAATAATAATTTATTATCTTGTCTTTTCTTTTTTTGTAGTCAACTGGGTATATATCTTCATCATAAAATTTTGAATTAAATATTTCAGAAACTGTATATATAACTGAATCTATTAATTGTGTGATTTCTTTTATATTGTTTGATCTACTATCTCTAGAAACAAACCTAAATATCTTATTTATATAACTTGTTTTAGTGGATACAGAAAATAACCCATTTTCGCATCTGTTAATCTTTCCATTTTCTGGAATCTTGGATATTATTCGTAGATTTAGCAAAAGATCAATCATCTTTTTATTATACCCCAATAAAAAGATGATTGATCTTTTCCATGAGATATTCTATTTGTAAATCATAAGTTTTGAATTGTTCTAAAATAAATTTAGATAATTCAACATCTTTTTCAATAGGATTATACAATATTTGGTGTGACTGTACGTGTAATTACAGCCGTCTTCTCCATATAAAAATATTAATAATTTTGTCTTTAAGTGTCTTTTTAAAAATAATATATTATTTTATTTTTAAAAATTTATTGAAACCTGTGTTAGCTTATTCAAATTACTTTTTCTGCTTATTGTATATTATTTTTACACTTGACTTGATTTTCCACTCAGTTGGGATCTTTTTCAATCAGTTTCCAGAAAAATTTATGTATTTTAAATTAGGGTAGTCTGACAATTTAAAATTATCTAAACCTTTGTCGTCGTATCTACCAAGTTGACAGTCTGATAAATCTACATATTCTATAGTTTTAGGAAATTTAGGAACACTAAAAATCATATGATTCCCAGGAACACCAAATACTTTTAAATTTTTTAATTTAGTCAAGTCGTTTCCAAGGGTATAATCAGTCCAACGATAAAAAATACTTACTATGGTTTTTGGAACAGTGCTTAACTTTAATTTGTAACCTTTTGGGATTCCCTGTAACCACAAGCTTAATAACCCTTTTGGTAAAGATTTTATTTCTTCAAGTTTATTTCCAGATAACGTAAGTTTATGAACTGGCTCTTTAAATTTTCTATTGAAAATCTTAATACTACTATCGTGGTTATGAAAAACATTATATTTTTCTTTGTAAAGACTTTTAGCTATAAAATCGTATTCCCCTTTTAATTTTTTATCATAAACTTCAACGAGATTATCTTGCCAATAATGATATTGTTTGAACCCTTTATCATATATAACAGTACCAGTGTCAAAAAAATTTTTGTCAGTTTTTATATCAAGCATTATTATATTATTAGAAAATATTTTCTAATAATATAATATATGGATAACAAGTGTTATAGATGTAATAAAAACCAATGTTCTCAGTTGTATCCAGCTTTAACGTCAAATTCTGTAAAAGATAAAGCACAAACTATTTTAAAATTAAAAACCCCAAATCCACAAGGAAAAAAAATACAATGTTGTGTCAAATGTATCTCTCCACCAAGCAGGGAACCATTACATAATGCTGAAGTTTTTGCTAGACCTGAAAATATGCTTATAAACTATATAGTTGACAAATTAGATATTCTTTTAGAAACTGAAAAATCCTATAACTCTGTAGAAGAGACAGATGAAGCTGAAAAATATGATCTTTTAATAAAATACAATAAAAGATACGTCTTGGTTGAAATAGACGAGAAAGAACACTTCAAGGAAATTCAATTTTTTGAAGACAGAATAAGAGAAAAAAGATTCTGGGAAAATTATGGAGAATCGCATGGCGTTTTAAGAATAAGAGCAGGAGAAAATCCAACTAAGAAAGTTTCACAATATGCTTGTATATCTAGAACAGGTGGTTCTGGTGGTGGATGTTCTATTACAAACAAAAATTTATTTGAAGAAAACATGAATAGAATAGTTAAACACATTTATAAGTGTTTAACAAGTGTAAAATTTATAAAACATGGTTATATAGAATTATTTAATAATATAGACATTCAAGATTTTAAAAACACTTTTCATTATGAAAAATCAGTTTCAAGCAAACCATCTTCATATAAATTTGAAGAATACCCAAACGGTCTCGGACTTGGGATGGAAAAATTAACAAATAAAATGAAAAACATAAAAATAGAAGAAGCAAGTCTTCCAAACCCTTCAAGTAAAAGAATTGATTGTATAAAACCACGTTGTAAAGAAAAAACTACTTCTAAAACTGGATTTTGTACTGCTCATAGGAAATAACTTAAGAATATAAGATACTCTTGATAGTATTGTAGAATTCAAAATCAACCTTATTGTACCCCAATAAATTAATCTTAACTTAAAGGCACTTTACTTAAAAAATGAATGGGAGAACCTAAAAAAAGAGGAAGAAAATCCGTTACAGAATACTACAAAACTAAAAAGATTGACAAGGTAGAAATAGAAGATATAATAACTATATGCATTCCTTTGTCAATAGAAGAATACAATCATAACTATAACATAAAAAGACAAGAAGAAATTATGTTAAGTTCTCCAAGTGTTTTAAAACCTTATGTCCCAGAAAATGAAAAATATAGCGAGATAGTAGAAGAAAAAATTAATAAAATAGTCAAGGTTGAAAAAATACCCACACATTCAGAAACACTAACTTCAAGGGAAGGTAAAACAATAATTGAAACTTTTGATTTATCTTTAATTAAAAATAAAAAGGAAATAACAAATTCAAAAAGTAATATAGCTTGTTGGTGGTGTTGTCATACATTTGACAATCCATGTATAAATTTACCGACAAATTTAAAAAGAGACGTATACACAGTATATGGAATTTTTTGCTCTTATTCGTGTTGTTATTCTTATATGAAAAGTGTCCCAGAATATTCCAGAAAGATGCATTTGTTAAATTATTATTTTAAAGACAATACTTGTAGTAAAGGTTCCATACTTGACCATATAAAACCTGCTCCACCAAGAGAAACACTTGAATTGTTTGGTGGACCTTTAACTATATCAGAGTTTAGAAGTAATTCTTCTGTTATATTGGTATCAAGATATCCATCTACATATAGAAACACTGAAATGAAAAAGACTTCAAAAATACAAGAGATAATCCAACCAGTGTCTAAAATATTACCTCCGAACAAGAAATATACTTCTTCTAAAGTTGCTATTCCTAACAACTCTCTTGGAAAAATTTTAGGAATAACTCGCAATATATGATAAAATATTTTAAAAGATATCTTAATGAAATGTGTATTGGGAATAGACGTTGGTATAAAAACTTTATCTCTATGTATTATGACTAAAGAACATATACTATCTTGGGGAGTTTATGATTTACTCGAAGATGATTCTGTATTATGCGAAACCTGTGGAAGAAAGGCAAAATATACAGAAGGTTTTTGTGGGACCCACTACAAGGGAAAAAAGATTAAAAAAAACGAAATAAAGAGAAAAAAAGTAAAAGAGTATACAAAACAAGAATTATGTAAAAAAGCTTTAGTTTTTTTAAACGACTTAATGAAAGAAAAAGAAGAGACATTTCTAAAAGTTACAGATGTAATAATAGAGCTTCAACCACGCTTCAATCCAAATATGTGTTTTATGAGCAATGTTATTTTTTCAAAGTTGTGTGATTATTATTTAACTACAAACATTGTTGTAAAATTTGAAAAAGCAAAAAATAAACTGAAAAATTACAAGGGAGATAAAGGAGAATTTGTAAAAAATACCTATGAAAATAGAAAACTAAAATCTATAGAATACGTTCAAGAAGAACTTTTAAAATTTAATGACGTTGTAGCTTCAACTTTTTTTTTAAACCTTAAGAAATGTGACGATGCATCTGACAGTTTTTTGTTGTGCTTTAATAGCTTAAACAAATAAGTTTATATAAAAAATATAGAATGGATTCATATGAATTTGGAGAAGACTGGGAAATTTTTCAAACAAAAGGACATTCTGGATTAGTTAATTTAGGAAATAGTTGTTATTTTAATGCTGTTCTCTCTTCTTTGAGTAACTGCTTTGGGTTATCAACTTTTTTTTTAAAAAACAAGTATCTTAAAGTTATAGGACCAGCCAACAGAGAAAAAAAAGAATTTAGCTTTTTGATGAGCTATATAAACACATTAGTAGGGTTGTTTGAAAAAAATCAAATTATTTCTCCAAAAACGTTGTATACTAAAACTTGTGAATTGTCTGGGGTTGAAAAATTCACACAACAAGACGCACACGAATGTCTACTAAATATTTTGAATATTATACACATAGCATCATCTAATAAATTAACAAGCTATCATATAGGACCTCTTGATACAAAAATCCATGAAAAATTATTAAATTCTAAAAAAGCTTGGATATCAAATTTCAAAGATGACTACTCTATAGTGAATCATCTGTTCTTTGGTCAGTATATACAAAAACTTAGATGTGATTCCTGTGACCATACTTCTTATAAATACGAACCATTCATTGACCTCGGGCTTTCTATAACTGGTAAATTTTTAAGTTTATATGACTTATTGGACGAATACTTTAAAAAACAAAAAGTAAAGATGGTGTGCGAAGGAGAGTGTAAAAAATCTGTGTCTTTTACAAAAAGAGCAAAAATAATAAAATTACCAAAATATGTAGTAATACACCTAAAGAGATTCACAAACAAATTAAAAAAACTAAACAATACTGTTGCATTTTCTTCTGAACTTGATATGAGTAATTATTCTGTAGCACTCGAAAATAAGTCAGTCGAATATAGTCTTGTATCTGTTATAAATCATACAGGTTCTATGGATTCTGGTCATTACTCTACTTTTAACAGAACTTATAATGGAGAATGGGTACACGTGAATGACAATTCCGTGACTGTTATAGATCCAAAAGAAATATGCACAAACAAAGCTTATATATTAATTTACGAGTTATCACCTTTATAATTAAATAATCTACTTAAAGAAATAATTATTTAATTATTTAATGGACAAAATAGACCCAAGAGTCATAAAACTTATGGAAAAACCTATGCCAGAGCAAAGGTCTCCTGCATGGTTTGAAGCTAGAAGACAAAAAGTTACTGCTTCTTCTGCTGCAAGTTTATTAAATAAAACCGAAATAGAGTGTGGTTCTTATGTAAAAGAATATAACCTTGAAGAAACTTTTGATTACAACGGTAAATGTACCAATAGTTATTCAAATTTTGAACAATTCAAGATGGATAAAACTATTCAACCAGAATTTAAAACTAATATTGCTTGCGCATGGGGTGTAAAATACGAGCAAGTTGCTACAGATATTTATATGTTAATAAATAATACTATAGTTATAGAATTTGGATTACTTGCTCATGATACTATACCTTGGCTCGCAGCATCACCAGACGGTATAACACAAGAAGGAGTTATGCTTGAAATTAAATGTCCATATAGAAGAAAAATAACAGGAATTCCTCTTTTTGTGTATTGGAATCAATGTCAGCTACAACTTGAAGTATGTGATTTAGATGTTTGTGATTTTTTTGAAGTAGAATTGGTAGAAGTTGGGACGATTTCAGAATTAATTGACGATTCTTTGTGTGAAAAAGTTCCAGAATACAAAGGTTGTGTTATCCAGATTGAAACTATACCTGACAATCTTGAAGATAGAAAATATATCTACCCAGAAAGAGAATTAATAAATAATATTCCAGCTCTCAACGAATGGGCACAAGAAACTGTTATATCAGCTATGGATATAAAAAATCTCACGGTGATAGATCAAAAAGAAAATCTTGTAACTTGCAGGGATTCAAGATACAAAAAGTATAATTTTAGGACAGTTTTCTGGAGAACTCAGACTATATCTTGTGTTCCTATACATAGAGACAAGACTTGGTTTAAACAAGTTGAACCGATTATGAAAGAAAGATGGGACGAAATAATGACATTTAAGGAAAATTATGTTCCAGGTGAAGTAATAAAAATTGAACCAGTAGATTCTTGTTTGTTTTAAGTTATAAACATTAAGCTTGTCATTCCATTTTCAAAAAGCAACCAATTATGATTTCTTGCAAATATAAACAACCTGTTTAAAGGTGATGGTGTTCTCATTTCTCCATATAAATCTACAGAATCAATTTTACTAAAATTTAGTGATCCAGAAGGTTCCCACCTTTCTGGGTCTAAACAAAACGGTATTGTGTATATATGTCTGTCTGTTTTGTTTCTGTGGTCATTTACAAGTCTGAATATAATCTCATCTTTTACTTCTGTATAGTCTTTACCTTCAACTGATAATTTTGCATTTTTCATCAAACTATAAACTTTTGTAGAAGGAACTAAATTTCTTTTACTGAAATTAAACCAGTCATTATTTTGCATACTTTGTTGTTCTATAAAAACCCATAGTAATTCTTTAACAGGATGGTTAAATGGTAAGTTTGTTTTGAATACACCATTAGAGCTATTTGTGTCATCTCCTTGTGTGTCTTTATATTGAATTTGCTCTATCAACATTTGTTTAGGTATTGATTTTATTTTTAGTTTTACAGAGTCGTCTAAAAATATATAATCCGACAAGACATAAGCATCTTGTATCTTTACAGGTAATGGTTGAGTAGTGCTATCATAAATAATACATTCTGAAAATTCTTTAAGTTTTATTATAAGTTTTACTTGATGATAAGCCATAGAAATTAAAGGTAAAGCTGAGCTTGCTTCTTTACAGAACCAAAAAGGGAGTGGGACCACATAGTCAGATTCGTGTAAAGCTGATGATTCAAGTTGTTCAGGATTTCCATACTTACCTATCATTGAATTTTCATAATTGTTTACAGATGTAAGTTCTTCCCAGATATCCATATAAAGACCGTAGTATCTTGAAATTAATCTTGTTCCTATTTCAAGGTCAATATAATCTATTATAGAATGACCAATGTTGTTTACCCAACCAGCATAACTCCCACCTATCTTTGTCAAGGTTGGTAGTTTAAAACAGAAATGCGTCTTATGTAAAAGTTCAGCCTTTTTAGGGAACGTTAAAGTTATCTTTTTTCCAAAGTTTACGTCTTCTATAAAATAAACTTTTATTTGTTCTGTTGCAAAATCTACATGATTTTCATAAGATCTTACAAAAAAATTACGATTTCCTTCGTATGTTAGGAACTCGTCTTGCTGGCCTTTTATATGTAATTTGATGAAAGATCCAGTCATTGAAATACACATAGATAAAAATCTAAATAAAAATACGTGGTATGAATTTTTATTTAAATAAAAATTTTTTGTAGAATAGAATTATAACAATGGGACTCTGTAAAGCAATCGTAAAAAAAACCGGTATCAAATGTACTAACAAAGAGAAAGAGAGTGGATATTGTGGTGTTCATCTTCCAAAAACTTTAAAGAAAAAGAAGACAAACATGGAAGTGTTTGATGATTTGATTGACAATCTCAATAAACTTAAAATCAAGAGTTATAAAGATTCACTATTAAGACCTACCAAACGTAAGTCTACTTAAGTTAGAATACGTAATTTATTGCTTTTCTTTGAGGTAGGTGCTTTAGTTCTTGACCACCAAGATTTTGGCTTAGGTTCTTCTATTTGTGGAATATCAATATTAGAATTTAACCACCAGCTTCTTCTCTTGGGTTCTTCTTTTTTGGGAGAACCCAATTCAGAGTAAAAAGAAAATATACTATTCCTTCTACTGTATTCGTCTTTTACTGGAGAGTAAAGAGAAATTATACTGTCTATAACTTTGTCTGCTTCTGCTCTTTCTTCCTTATCTAATCTTACTTCTTTAAAAATCTCAAGAATCAAAGAATCCATGTCCATCATAACCTTTTCCATTTAAAAATATATAGGATTATATCTTTAAATTGTTAATTTTTTCTTGATAATATTACAATGAACGCAGATAAAATATCACAAGAAAACCCTGTTTTTATCGTCTTAATTTTTTTATCTATCATCGGTATTTACGATATCGTTAATGAAATAACTCAAGATTATGATGAAATATTAAGCAGAAACTACGTCAAGAAGATTATGCTTTTTTCAGCTATTTATTTAAAATCTTCAAGTATATATGTTTCTTCTATAGTATGTATCATCTTCTTTTTACTATTTCCAAAAGTCTTCTTTGGTAAACAAACTTCTTATAAAACTAGAACTTAATTGCTTGCTTTTCTCATTATAACATCCCCATCCGAGTCGCGACTACGAGTTCTAATAACAAGCTTTTTATTTTTTTTAGAGTTAATTAAACTGCCATATGTGCTTTTATAGTGGGATGAGGAAAATACCCGATAAGGTTAAAGTCTTCATATTTAATATTGCTCCAGTCTTTTGTTTTAATAGATTCATCAAGTTCAAGACAAGGAAAGGGTCTTGGAACTCGTGTCATTTGTTCTTTAATTTGAGTAATATGGTTTTTGTAAATATGACAGTCTACAGCATTGTAAATAATTTCTTTAGGCTTCATACCACATTTCAAGGCTAAAATATAAACTAACAGAGCATAACTTGGTGTATTGAATCCTCCAGCTGCCAAAAAATAATCCGAACTTCTCATGCTGAAGTAAGCACTAAGATGCTTTTCTCCATTATCTTCTGTAACATAAAACTGAATATAAGTATGACACGGTTCTAGTACCATTTTAGATGATTCTGCTGGATTTAGATTAGATATATAAATACGTCTACTAAAAGGATCTGTTTTTAGTAAATGTTCAACATGGGTTAATTGATCGAAACCCCCTATTTTACTTGTGTTACAAATACTTGTATCAGCAAATTCTTCATCATATTTAGCACCAAAATGTCTAAAAAAATGACCGTACATGGGTCCCATTATACCTTCTTGATAATTTAATCCACGATTATCTAAAAACTCTCTTGAAGTATTAGCATTCCAAATCTTGACACCCCTTTCATCTAAAATTTTAGAGTCAGTGTCCCCTCTACAGAAAAACAATAGTTCTTCTACAATAGCCTTAAACGGAACCCTTTTAGTAGTAAGCAATGGAAAACTATTTGATATATTAAATCTTAGTTGCGTACCTAGCAAACTAACAGTACCTGTGCCTGTTCTATCAGAACGAGTGTTTCCATAATTAAGTATATCATTTGCTAATTCCATGTATTTATATTCTTGATGTCTCTTGTGTCCTAAAGAGTAGTAAATATATCTATACTTCAAATTCTCACCTTTCATAATTTCAGAATACCCTGTGACGTTGTAAGAACTAAACAAGTCAGGGTTAATAAAAGTATCAGCTGGGATAGATATTTCTGGGATTATATGGGTCAAAACCATCTTTTTTGGTCTAACTACCTCATCTTGTAAGAAAAGTTCGAATGTCTTTGCACCACCTATCAAACAAATCTTACCTTTATTTTTACTGTTTTTAAACTGTCTCAATGTCATAAATTCTACATCTTTATATTTTTCAGAGCTGACAAACCGATTTACAATAACAATATTTTTTCTGTCTTTGAGGGGTTTATATGGCAAGGATAACCAAGTATTATATCCCATGACAATAGTGTGACCAGTTGTTAAAATTCTAAAGTTCTTTAAGTCTTGTTTCACGTGATAAAGAAGGTCATTACCATGTCCTATCTCGAATCTGTTATTTTTAAAAACAAGAGAAGTTATAAGGGTTATATCCATATTAATATGTAATTTTTTATTCTTTAAGTTTAGTATAATGCCAGGTCATTTAGAAGAAGCAAATGAAACTTATTTTGAACATATGAAAAGTAGTCTTGGATTTTCTCTAAAAGCTTTAAAAGCTTGCTTTTACTTTACATTTCATTCTATATTTCCAAATAGTTTTACATCATCAGGATCAACTGAAATCTTTGAACTAACAACTATTCTTGAGAAAAAATTAAATATTGTGCCAATAAATTAAAAAAAAAATAATATAGTATATTAAATGTCATCAAAAGATATAAAACTACAAACTGATTCTTTGTTAGAATTAAGCTGGGAACAACAAGAAAGAGATACGATTTCTCGTCTTGTTAAACATCTAATAGACTATAGAATGATGATTCCTGGATATCTAAAAGAGGATATTCTTTCTATTTTAAAAATTGCAAAGAAATTAAAAATTGAATACGAAGAACTTTTACAAGAAAAAAAGTGATTTTTCCTGGTGTTTTTATAATAGCAAATAACTTAAAGAAATAACCTTGATAATTATTAATGAACAATCTTAACCAATCATTTAACGTAGTAAAAACTTTTGTAGACAATCTGTCTTTTGAAGAAGTTGTGAAAAAAGCAACTAATGTTCCTTATAATTTTAAAGTTTCTGAATTTGGAAACTTGTATATGCTTTCTTTCACTGACAGTTCAAACTTGAACCTTGAAGTATCCAGATGTATGAATGGAGTAGTGTATGAAAAAGAAACTAACAAAGTAGTTCATTATTCTTTTCAAAAAACTTTTGAAGGAGTGTATGGCGAATACAGAGACAACCACAAAGATTCTTATCGTGGAGAAAAACCAGAATCTTGCGAGGTTGAATTGTCAACTGAAGGAACTCATGTAAAGTTGTATTATTACAACGACAAATGGATGGTTGGAACATCAAGATCCATTGATGCTTCTATTAGTCATTGGAATAATTCCAAGTCTTTCAAGGAACTCTTTTTTGAATGCGCTGATTATGAAAAATTTGACATTAATTCTTTAGATAAAACTCACTGTTATTCTTTTGTAATGCAACACCCTGAAAATAAAATTTGCAATAATGTATCTGTAAAGTATTGTTCTATGTTGAACGATGTTAATTTAGAAACAGGTGAAATCGTAAGAACTACCGAAGGATTCAAAGTTGATAAATCATTTGACCAAGTTGTTGCAGTAATTGATGAAGAAAATTGTAATACTAATTACATCATTTACTTGCAAGATGGAAGACGTATTAAGCTTTTAAACAAGTCATTTAAAGAAAAACAATCATTACTGAGAAATGACCCAAATATGAAACGTGTTTATACTCGCTGTATTCAAGAGAACACTGTAGAATTGGTAAGGAAACATTTTCCAAATGAAAATCAAATGTTTGATTTCATTGATTACCGTTTTGTTGACGTAGTAAAAGAAATTCACAGATGTTATATGAACCGATACATCCATAAATCAGACGAAGAAGTCAATGAGAAATATGAAAAGTCTTTGAAACAGCTACATTGGATGTATCGTCAAAATAGAGAAAAAATTACACCTTCCAGGGTTGTAGAATTGCTTGTAACTTTACCTGTGAAAGTTTTAATGTTTGTGTTAGAAATCTAAAAAAAAAATAAAAATAAAAATTAAAAAAAAATAAAAAATAAAAAATAAGAAGAATTGCTCCATAATATTGATTTATTATGGAGTAAATTTGCTTTATTGTTTTCTTGAATATAAAATGAAGACAGACAAAAGAAAAATAATAGTTCCTATTAATACTAATCTATCATCTTTAGTTAAAATACTGGAAATGTTTTCAAGATCTCCGTCAAAATTAAGTATATCGTCCATTATATCTACAAAACTAACAACAAGCATATCTAAATACGTAGAAAAAGAAAAATTATATGACTTTTTTAGGTTTGAATGTTCTTTTGATTTTTGTTGTCTTATTACTTCTTGAACAAGTTTTTTTTCCTGTTCTGGTGTTAACATTATACGGTCATCTATTGGCTTCTCAAGAATGTCCAGATTCATATCACTACTGTTAGGAATATTCATAGTTTTGTCATAATTTCTACGAAGGTAGTCAAGTTGTTCCTCTTCCAATTCTTCCATATCAATTTCATTGTCCATTTAAAGTAAAAAAATAATTTAAAAAATTTTTTTTTACGAGTTTGCTACCAATTGTTTGACTTGATTTAAAGAAATTTTTTCACTTTGTATTTTTATCTCTTCTGTCCCAAAGTTAGATAAAATTATAAGAAGTATAAGTATCAAAGGACTTACAATCCTTAAGTTACTTTTTTTATTGATGTAAGAATACACACTGTAAAGTGCTAATAAAAGACAAAGAATAATCTTTATTAAGTTTTGATCCATTATATTACTGTTACAATAGAAAATTAAAATCTATATTTGTAAAACATTAGTTATTAACACTTCTTCAATTTTTTCTCTATTTATACCAACAGAATATTGATTTTCTAAGATTGTAAAGTTATATCCAAGATACAGTTCTTGGATAAATTTTGTGTTGCTGTTGCTTAATATTACATTAACTCCCTGTTTTGTAAGCTCATCTATAAAAATTTTCAATTCTTTGTGTGATTCTTCATTGAACCCACCTTTATTGTAGTCTGAAAATGTGTTATGATATGGTGGATCAAAATAAACAAGGTCATTTCTTTGAGGTTTTATCTTGTTATAAGATTTACAATCTATTTCAACATTTTGAAGATACTTACTTAAATTTTTTATATTTTTAGTGTCGCAAATAACTGGATTTTTCATATCACCAAAAGGGACATTAAACCCACCTGAACTGTTTTCTCTATACATACCATTGAAGCAACACTTGTTTAAATAAATAAACATAGCAGACATCTGTATTTCAGAATAAGAGCCACGGTTAAATTTTTCTCTTACTATCAAGAAGTTTTCTTTATTGTTCTTATAATCTCCAAGATTTAACTCTTCTAATAAGTTTTGCGGTTCATTTTTTATACTGTTATACGTTATTATTAATTTTGAATTTATATCAGAAAAATACTTTTTTTTAGAAATATCAACAGATAAACCTATATAACCTCCACCAACAAACGGTTCGTAATAATTATTGTAAATTTTTGGGAATTTTTCTAAAATTTGTTTAGATAACTTTTTTTTTCCACCAACCCATTTAACAAATGGTTTTACTTGTATAGGTAATATTTCTACGAGATTACCAACGTTTATCCAATGGATTACATTGTATTTTTTACAATGTTCTATAAAATCTTTACAATATTCTCTTTGTGGGTTTACTAGCTCTTGTGTAGTCTTGTTTATAGTTTCGTAACCACAAAATACAACTATAACTTTTGTGTCAAAGTATTTAACAGTATTTATCAAGTTACTATATTTTCTTGGGATATGGTCTATTTTTTCACTTGCTGTACCTACACAATTAAACCCCCTACTTTTTACTTCAAGTATTATATCTAAATCCTGTAGATAGAAATCTGGGATTATATATTTATATACCCCTGTTGTACTAATTCTTTTATTTTTTACATATTTTATCTCGCTATTTTTAAGAACATTTTCTACATAATTCTCAGCAAGCGTGCCAGTGTTTTTATGTTCTTTTAATAATTCGTCTTCTTCTTTTTTTGTTATTTTTGGAAATTTACCAAGCAAGTAGTCTTCAATATTCATACTTTAATTTATTATTACTTCTTTAACTTAAAGATATTTTTAGTTGAAGAAGTAATGGGAAAATACAAGATAAATTATGAAATAAATCCTTCTGAGTATTCCAAAGTTATATACGGGGATTCTGTGACTGGTGATACTCCTCTTCTTTTGATGAAAAACAACAGAATCTATATTGAAACTATTCAAAGTATTTTTAATGAAACTGAAAAACTTGAATATCCTTGTTTTAAGATTTTAGATGAATCTTTTAGATCAGAAAAAAATTACAGCTTATCTGATTATAAAGTGTGGTCAGACCAGGGTTGGGTAACCATAAAGAAGGTAATTAGACATAAATGTAACAAAAAAATTATTAAAATTTTAACTCATACTGGGTGTGTTAAGGTAACAGAAGACCATTCCCTTTTAACAGAAGACTGTCAAAAAATTAAACCACTTGATTGTGTAGTTGGAACTAAACTTTTAACAAGTTATCCTACTTTTTACCCAAGTGAAGATAATTCTATATCAATTGATAGAGCATTCATATATGGATTTTTTTACGGTGGTGGTAGTTTTAACAACTACGATTTAGCTCTCTTAAAAGAATATAAAATGAACTTTTACACCAACAACAAGAAAAAAATCCCATCAGAACTTTTAAACAGTAGCGTAGAAACAATTAAAAATTTTTTTGATGGATACGTTAAGGCAAGGATTACTATTAATCCAGTGTTTGATAATGAGAATCAAGTTGAAACTACAGAATTTTATTTTATGTTAAAAAAACTTGGATATTCCGTTTCACTTGGTTCGGGGGAAAAAATTATAAAAATTACTACTTCAGAAGAAAAAAACTTTTATACAAAAAGCATAAAAAAAATAGAAATGGTTGAAAATGATGTAGATGATTTTGTATATGACTTGGAGACTGATTGTGGAAGATTTCAAGCAGGTGTTGGTGATATAATAGTAAAGAATACCGACAGTTGTATGGTAGAATTAAACACAAAAGGTTTGATTAGTTATAAAAAACTTATAAATAATTACAAAGATGACATAAAAATTACAGAAGAAGAACAAGAAGAATTAGACAAAGCAAAGACTAGAGCAATTGAGGAAGCATTCGTAGAAGGCAAGTTACTTGCCAATGAAGTAACTAAAGCTTTATTTAAACATCCTATAAACCTTGAATTTGAAAAAGTTTATACCAATTTCTTGATACTGTCAAAGAAGAGATACCTTGGCAATTATTATGGTAAAAACCCCTATACGATAGATATGATTGAGAAAAAGGGAGTTGTTTTAAAAAGAAGAGATAACCCAGAAATAGTAAAGAAGATTTATACAGGTGTAGTTAATCCTCTTTTAGAACATGGAGAACGTGGTATAAAAATGTCTATAGAATTTCTTAAAAAAGAACTTGAAAAATTGATGAACAACGACGTAAATATGGACGACCTTGTTATAACTAAAGCTTTAGCTAAGGGATATGGAAAAATTTCACCAAAAGGTGAACTTATAGTAGGAGATAATGATTATAAAAGTGGCAATCTACCCCATGTTGCTTTAGCTATAAAAATGAGAGAGCGTGACCCTGGTAGTGCTCCAAATATTGGTGACCGTATAAATTATGTCTTTGTAGAACTTGAAGGAGAACCACAAGCAAAGTTGTATCAAAAAGCAGAAGACCCAAAGTCAGCAGTTGAAAAAAAGATGAAGATAGACTACTTGTATTACATAACAAATCAAATTCATAATCCTGTTAATGAAATATTAAAAATTCTGGTATCAGACTCTGAAAAAATATTTACAGATGCTACGGAAAAGTATGTAGAATCACGCAATAAAGAAATAAAAATAGCAAAAATAAAAAGTAAAATACCCAAAGGACAACAGAGTATACTTAAATGGATAAAACCTAAAGATTAATTATTTTTTTTTTCTTGTGTGAATTTATAAATAATGTCAATCAAAGCTTACTCATTCGCTCAACGTAAAAAGGTAGCAATTGTTACCAAACCAGTATTTAAACAATATGCTCTACCGAACGGTAACACTGTTACCTTCTTGACTGGTAAGTCCGCAAAAGGTGATAAAGTTTCTATTATCATCACAAACGAAAAGGAAAAACCATGTAAAAGTGGAAAGCCTCGAACTAAAGTTGGGGCAAGATGTCCTAAATAATTTTTTAGTTTGTTAATGTAATGAACATTGTAAGAGAACAAATGTTTGTCAATATAATGGCAAATAAATTTGATCTATTGGAATTTGATATTTTAGATAAAGAGTGTTCAAAAATAATTTTTCATTTAAAATATAACAAGTGTTTAACAAAAATCAACGATGACTATATAATTACTAAAATACCATTGGAGCTGTATTGTATGAAGAAATTTATAAGAAAGATAACCTACAATATAAAAGACAAAAAATTAATTATATTTCCTGTAAACGAAGATATAAAAAATATTATTATTTACAAATAATAACTATATCAACTTAAAAGATTGATTTTATTTAAACATACATGGACAACTACGTATGTTTAAATAAAATTATAAGAGACTTAACAGATGTCTTATAAAATTCTTCAGAAAAATTTGGAAATACTGTAATAAATATTTTACATGGACAAATGTCTATAAAAATCATAAATTCACCAAGTTCGTGTTGAAAAGTTGCAGAATTATTATTTAATCTTGCTGTTTTTATTTCTACCGATTTTGACTTTATTACACCATCTCCTATATTTCCACATTTTCCATTTATATTTGATGATACTCCTGCTTCTTCACAGAACCCAGAAATTAATATTTCTCCAATTTTTCCTATATAATTTATACAAATTTTTTCAATTGTCTTCCATTTACTGGAAGACCATATACTTTTCTTATGAGTTTCTTCGTATATTTGATCAACTAAATTTGTTAATTTTTCCATTCAGTGACTAAGTATTAAAGATAAAATTCACTTTTCCAATTATCTGTAAATAATTTCTTTGTTATACTTATGGACTCTAAGTTACCTATATGTATAATTTTTTTAGATAGTAACAATGAGATAACTGGGTACAATGATTTTTTCAAAAAAGAACTTGAAGTTTACAGCATAAATAATTATATTTTTAATGGTAATGTAACAAATTATATCAATGAATTTTCCATAGATATGTCAAGACAAAAAAGAATAATAACAATAGGTAACACTCTTATAAATTGTATAGCAAGTTGTTACAATTCGTGTTTGTTTATAGAACCTGTAGCTTATAATAAATCTTTTATGCGGTTCATAGGCCATGAATTAAAGACTTTTATCTCAGCTTCGTTGGATATACTTGGGTTTTTAACTAAATCTTCGTCACCAGAACAGAAAAAATTCATAGAACCTTTAAAAAAAAATAATCTTTTGATGTTAAAGACGATGAATAATACTATAGAATATTTAAAATTAACAAGTGGTTTGATAATCCCAGATATAGAAGACTTTTCTATTATAAAAGCAGTTGAAGAAGTTAAAAAAATAATAGAACAATACAACATTCACGTAAATTTTATAAACAAAAGAGATGTAATAATCTCTACCGATTATAAAAAATTTATAGAAATGGTTGTTCATATAATTTCTAATTCTTCTAGACAATCCGAACAAAGCCCCGTTACAGTAAAATCATCTCTTGTAAAAGACATTTTTACAATGTATTTTACTGACACAGGAGAAAAACTAACAAAATATCAAAAAGAAACCATATTCGAGGGTTTTTTTCACAGCATAAACAAAACAGATAATTCAAGCCTTTATATGCCTATAGCAAAAGGGTTAGCTATACTGTTGGGTGGTAATTTAGAGATAGATTCGAGCACAGACAATGGAACTACTTATAAATTTAGTATAAAAACAAAATACACTGATTCAGATTCAGACTAAATACTATTCATTCTTCTCAATTCATAATCTAATTCATGATCTCTTTCATTTTCTACTACATCTACAGGTTCTGTAGATGTAGCTGTAGGTTGGTCATCTACTTCTACTAATCCTGGTCCTATTGCTCTTAGTAATTGATACTGACTTCTTATATACTGGCAAGGGATCTTTTCATCTTTTATATTTTCACACAAAGTAGCATATAAAATAGAAATTATCCTATGTTTTTCAGCAGATTGAGCGTAATCATAATACTTTTGAATTCCTGTTATAATTAAACTTAAATATAAAACTACAGATAACAGAGTATTTGCACCTGAAAAAGTAACTACATTATTTGCTATACCAGTAGAAGCTACTAAAATCATATTTAATATGGTCAAAAAGTCATTTTTCCTTGAGTCGCTTTTATAATCTTTTGAATGTTCTCTTGAATTTTTTAAAGCTTTTGTATAGTATACACCGTCCATTGATTTTTATTAATATTATTCCTTTAACCCAAGGTTAAAGGAGTGTTCTTAGATTATATTAAATGAATTTTACAAACGGTGCCACAAAAGTTTCTCTTTATATCAACGATAATAAAATTTTTATTGACGGTGTCCTTCACCAAATAACAGAAATAAAAGTAAATACTTCTTTATTCTCACGGTTTAAATTTGGGGTTTACGAAGCAAAAATATCAAACAATGTATTAACTTATACTAATACTTCAACTGGAATTGTTAAATCTTTGACAAAAGTAGACCAAGAAGAAGAACCACAAAGTGAAAATTGGGATGTTTACACTGTACATGGAACTTTAGAAGTGTCCCTGAGTTCTGACAAAAAAAAGATAAAAATAAATAATGAAGTATCACAAGTTACAATGTTAAAGTATGAAGGTATCTACTCTGTATATGTATGTCATCAAGGAAACTTGAGTATTTCAAAAAATGAAAGATTGCGAAAAAGTATGTGGAATAACATTTTTATCAACTTAAAGGAATAATATCTATATATATCATAAAGGGAAAATGACTACTTCATCAATCGTAAAAGCTGATAAAATTGAATCTTCAAAATTTAAAATCTCAAAAGTAATTAAAGTAAATAAATATTCTGGAAAATCTGTTTATGTTTCTTATAACGAAGCTATTATGCGAGTTCAACTTCCAAAAATGGACTTGCCTTTTGGTGTTTCAAAATACGTTAATCCAGAAAACGGAGATACTAAATACTCTCTTGACCTTTCAATGAAGGGTATCAATCAAAACGTTTTTGATAATTTTCAAGAAATTGAGGATGTTATCCTTGATTACGCTGAAAAGAATTCTCTTGAATTGTTTAAGAAAAAGAGGTCCAAAGAAATCTTGAAAGAATTTTACAAACCTTTTATCAAGTTTCACGAAGAGAATGGTGAATTGTCTGATAAGTATCCTGCAAGATTCAAGGCAAAGTTATGGACTTCTGGAAACGATTTTAGCGTTGATGTTTATGACTCTGAAAAAATTGATGGAAAATATCCAAAGATTAAAATGACACTTGACAACCACGATGAAGTTATCACTCCTGGTTCTAAATGTGAAGCTATCATTCAATGTTCTGGTTTATGGGTAGTGGGTGATAGTTTTGGAATTTCTTGGTCCGTTGTTCAATTAAAGGCTTATAAAAATAGCAATGCTTTGGTGGGTTATGCTTTTGAAGACGAGGAAGGAGAAGAAGTCGAGGACGAGGATGAAGAAGTATTAGAGGAAGAACCATCATTTGAAGACGACCTTGAAGTTGTAGTATCTACAGTAGAGGAACCAACTGTTAAGAAGGTAAGAAGAAAGAGAGCTGAACTTTAACTTAAAGATAACTTATAAATAATAGTTATAATGATTAAAACAGGAATAGCATTAGGTTCTGGAATTTTTTTTATAGCAGTTGCTCTTTATTTTGGTAGTAAAAAAGAAGATTTTCTTGAGGTAGAAGAAAATGAACATAAAATATTACTTGAAAATATAAATTAAAATATTACTTATTAATGGATTGATACATCTATTAATAATTAAGTTAAAGAAAACTTTATAGTTGTAATCAATGAGTGGTGAGATACTTCTTGGGGATTGTATTGAAATTTTACCAGGTTTAGAAGATAAGTCAGCGCAAATTATAATTTGCGACCCTCCTTATAATATTGGAAAAGACTTTGAAAAAACTAAATATAAATTGAAAAAAGAAGAATACGTATCTTGGTGTGAGAAATGGATAAAGGAATGTATAAGAATTCTAAGAGACGATGGGACAATGTTTATATACGGGTATAGCGAGACTCTTGCTGAAATATGTGTAAGTTTACCTGATAATTTAAATAAAAAATGGTTGGTTTGGCACTATACTAATAGAACATCACCGAGTTTAAACTTTTGGCAAAAATCTCACGAGAGTATTTTAGTAATATGGAAAGACAAAAAGATATTTAACAGGGACCTTGTTAGAGTACCATATTCTGAAAATTATGGAAAGTTAAATGGTAAAACAAGACACTCTACTCCTGGTAGATTTTCTGACGGTACTACTACGACTATCTACAAAGTAAATCCTCTCGGGGCTTTACCAAAAGATGTTATAAAAATTCCTTGTCTTGCTGGAAATTCTAAACAAAGAGTCAATCACCCAACTCAAAAACCTATAGAATTATGCGAGACTTTAATAAAAAGTTGTAAACAAAAAGACGGTATAGTTCTTGTTCCTTTTGCGGGTTCTGGATCAGAATGCATAGCATCTAAAAATTTAGGAATAAATTACATAGGGATAGAAATAAATGAAAAATACATTGAAGTAATAAAATCAAGAGAAGTTGATTCTTCTTTACCTCTAAAATTAGATGGGGAATTATTTAAATGTAATTCTTGGAAGAATAATAATTCTTTTAAATCTTTTAAGAAAAAACCAACCCAGTTTGACTTTTATTCCCAAAACGAAAGCAGTAGTGAAATATTAGAGCTGGTCAGTTTAAACCCGAAAGCTTTTGGGACGGTATGCGAAGAAATATTAAAGGAAACTTTGAATTTGTCCCCAAGAATTGACACGACACACGATGCTACATTTACATATAATTCTATTGTTTACAAAATAGAGATCAAGGTTGGAAGATATTTACAATCAAGCGATGACTGTATGTGGCAACATATAGAACCAAGCTACAATTATGATTACCTGTTATGTTGTCTTTTAGACTTTGATGGATTTAGAATTTGGTATATAACCAAAAAGAATGTGTTAAAATTAATAGAAGATGGCCTCGTAAAGAAACAGGGTAAACAAGGTTTTATATGCAGAAAGAATACGATTTTACCACATCTTATAGAAATTAAAAAATCTATATATGAAATTTTTTAAATCTTAAAATAACGCAACCTATAACTACCATTGTAATTAACACCATTTTTTCTTAATTCTATCCCGCTGTCCGGCAACCATCTCATTTCTAACCTTTCAAATGTAGTGCTTCCTGCTGAACTTCCCCATCTTTGGTTGCTCGCATTTCTAGAAGCTTCGCTTTTCATCAATGTAAATTTTCCACATGGCCCACCAGTTACTACATTGCTTATTATTATATCAAATGTTCCAAATTGATCTAATAAAACCTGTGTCCAAGAAGTTCCAGTAAGAGTAACTGTCAAAGTAGGAATCCCCGAAGCGCTATTTAAATCACAATAAAATTTTGTTACTGCGTCTTGATTCGCAGTTGGGTCTGCGACAGATGTTATTTTTTCACCATCCATATCTATTTTGCTTGACAATATCTGCCCATCCTTTATTATTGAATTATTTTTACTAAATGATGCAAACATCCCTTATATTTCACCAATATTTTTTTTTAAGTTTATACACGAACTTAAAGAAATAATTATAAAAATCTTTAATGTCAGATGAACAGGATAAAAAAATAAACTTGCTTAAAACTAAACTTTTAAAGGATCTTTCCAATAAAAAACTATCTATAATATATGAAATAATAGAGAAGAAAGATCCTTGTAGTCTTAGGATTATAGAGTGGTTTGTTAGTTACTATGCAAAAGACTATAGGATTGTATACAATTTAAATGGAAAGCCTTTTAACGTTTACAGTTCTTATAAAAATGAACAAATGACATCTTTTAATAAGAAGTTATTTGATATGTATCGCAGAATGCCTAAATTTAAAGTAAAGCTGGCTGACGGTAGAGTATTAGAAACAACAGTAGCTCAACTGAATTTTTTTTACTGGATGTTTAAGAACAAAATACTTGATTATATAGTAGCTCACTTGGCTGAAATAAAAAAAGATATAGAAAAAACTAAAAATTCAAAAAAACAAAAGAATTTCTTTGAGAATGTTAAGGTTTCTCGTGTAAATATAACTATTTTTTTCGAATGAGTAATGTATTATGCCACGCGAAGATAACTTAAGAATGATGCAAGCTGTAATAGATTACGACCTGGACTTGATAAAAGAATTAGTAGAAGAAGGAGTTGATATCCATTGTGAGAATGATTTCGTTTTTAATATATCTCTTGGTCATAATAAACAAGAAATTACAAAATATGTAATTTCCCAGGCACGTGGTTCTGATATAGAACATTATGTAAACGAAGCTTTAGTAGAATATTCACACTCGGGGGACATCCAATTTGTTAAAGAAATGATAGAAATGGGTGGAAATATTCATCACTTAGCAGATGAAGCTGTTAATTGGGCTTGTGGTTTTGGTCAACTTGAAATGGTTAAATTTCTTGTAAGTTTAGGAGCACGTATTGAGGTAGAAAATGCAATATCCCGAGCAACACAGAACAATCACCAAGTTGTAGTAGACTATCTTGTATCAGAATACGTAAGATTATGAGTATTTTTTTAAATATTTACACTACAATGAACGTGGTGTTTTCTGGGGGTGGTATAAAAGGTTTAGCTTACATTGGAGTTGTTCAGTATTTTGAAGAAAATAGTATACAAATAAAAAATATTTCTGGGACATCTATAGGGTCGTTGATAAGTGTTATGTTAAATCTTGGTTATTCTTCTTTTGAAATGAAAAATATTGCTTTTAATTTAGATATTAATATGCTTGAAAATATTAATATAAGTTTACTTTTAAAAGAATATGGTTTAGACGATGGTAAAAAAATAGAGTATTTTATCAAGTATTTATTTAAAACAAAAGGATACAAAAAATCCATAACATTTAAACAATTATATGAAGCAACTGGACTACATCTATTTATAACTTGTTGTAATATAGAAGACTATTCTCAAAAAATATTTGATTACTTACGTACACCAGAAGAAAAAGTATGGTTTGCATGTAAATGTTCAATGTCTATACCTTTGATATGGACTCTGAATGAACAAAAATACATTGACGGTTGTTTTTCTAGAAATATTCCTATGGAGGTATTTCCAATAGAAAATACTATTGGTTTTTATCTAACCAAGGACAGGGGGAATAAAGAAATAAATAATATTAAAGATTATATAATGAATCTAATGGCTTGTTCGTTTTATAAAGGAAACTCTCTTGAAATAGAAAAATACAAAACAATTGGGTATAAGGTCGTAGAAATAAAGGTAAACTGTTCTCCTTTGGATATGAATCTGTCAACTGTTGAAAAATCAGAAATAATACAAGGTGGATACGATTCTTGTTCACCCATTTAAAGAAATATTTTTATTGTTTCATATATTATAGAATGATACAATACATATTGACGGTAATTTCATGGTTTTACAGTTATCCTTTGATAAACAAGGTTATTAAAAAAAGTATAATGGGTCACAGTTACGATAAAACTATTGATTATTACCTCCATACTCCTTTAGTAACACCTATAGAAGAGGACTTTATTATAAATTACAAGGTAAACTCAAAAAACTATGTTTTAATCTGTACCAGTGAAACTTACAATAAAGCATTATCTTATGTAAAAACTCTTGTAGGTGCAAATGTCAAATGTACAATTTCAGCATACGAGGACGGTGGTGAAGATATTACAGATATAACAGAAAAAGTTATAAAGTATGCAGGCCCTAAATGTGATTTTTACAATAACACCGAATTCCATGTATCTTGTTCCGATATATCAGAACATAAAATTGTAATAATAAAAGATCTAAAGATATACTCATATACAGGTGATGAATATATAACATTAAGTACACCAATACATTCACTTAGAGATTAACTTAAAGCTAAAATTTTTTATATTTGTAGATGGGAATTGTTTACAAATATAAAAATATCGGCTTAGATGAAAGAATTAAAAACATGGAACGTATTAGAAAAAAAATGATTTTAGAAATTAATAATTTAGACGCTAATCTTCTTGAAATAAAGCGTTTATACGCAACAGAAAAATCAATCTATTACATTTCTAATAAAATTTGTGCATCTTGTTATACTAGTTGTGATGAAATAAACGAAGATGTAACCTATTGTCAAGAATGTAAAGACAATGATAGTTGTTTAAATGACAATTAAACGAACCAGAGATATTTCTTTTTTACTACTTGTTTTGGAGTTGCTTCACAAAATTCAATATTTTGAATTTCTTCTTCATATTCGTTGTCGTAAATCTCTTCTTCGCATGTTTGAGTTGAATTATCAACGTAATTTAGTTTAGTGTGGTTACGTGTAGCTTCTATATTAAACTGGATAAATGCTTCCTTTACCATATAAGCCGAAAATATCATAAAAATGTAAAATAACCCTTCATCTAAATTTCCAATAACTTTACTACTACTAATACTACTACTCATTTTTATAATAAACTAATATTTTTAAAAAAATATTCTAACGAATACTATATGATATGCAGTAATTGTGGCGAAAAAGGCCATATGAGGACAAACAAGTCCTGTCCTAGAAATATGATAGTGACTAATTTACCAAATTTATATAGTTTTACACAAGGTCATATTTATTACCGATACATCAAGCTTACACAAAGTTAACTGGCACAATTTAATGATATAGGTTTACTTCTAAGCGAGCAACATATATCTATGTTGGTTGTATCTAACATA